TTAATGGCCGCGACAATAGAAAAAGAATCCCAAAATGTTGTTACTAGGAAAACGTTGTTTCCTGACAACTGGTGGATAATTTGGCCTGAATTAAAAAATATGTGATATATTTCTAAACATTGAGGACTTGAACACTCGATGAATAGGGTTTTATTGGTGGTTTTAGGGTTTAGGAAATGATAAAGAGGCATTTCTTAAGCCGTTCAAGCTAAAGCTACCAATAAAGCCCTTTTTTTATTGTTCGGTTCCCATCGTTCTGATTGGGGATTCACCACCACCAGCGGTCAGGATAGAAGCGTTACTGGGGGATAAGGAATGTAATAGCGCAAATGCTGGTGGCGAAGTTAGTGCCGGTTTCCTGAACGACTGACGGGTTCCGTGGCTCCAAACGGATTAAGGCAACCTAGGTGGGCTAGGTTCGTCCACCAAAAGGATTGTTGTAAATACACAACTAGGTATATATCCTAATAAAATAATTGTTGACTACTAAAGAAAACTTTAGTAAATTATCAATACGGTAATTGACCGTGATAGATAAAAGGAAAACAAATGAAAGTTACTAACATCCAATCAGTTATCAAACCTGATTACAAAGAAGAATATTTAACTATGTCAACTGGCCATGTAGCAACATTGGTTCAGTTCAATGACGGAACAGAAGAAATGCACCTTCATTCCAAAACTGGCAAACGTGTTCAAGTAGGCAACACTAGCTGGCAAGCCGCTGAACGTGCTATTTGGAATACAAACCCAACACGTAGCAAATTTTAATTGGGGGCGTTATGAATGAATGGAAAAAAATTACAGTTTATGTTGTTAAAGCTGACGGCAAGTTTATTGACCAAGTTCACACCAAAGAACGAGCCGAGCAAATAGCGGCAAAACACAAAGCCAAAGGTTGCAAAGTAACAATTAAAAAATCTATTGCCGAAACAATGGCAGTTAGCTTTGGAGTTATTTGATGTTTGACACTTTTTGGAAACTCTATCCCCGGAAGGTGGCCAAACGTGCCGCCCAAGGGGCATTTAACCGGCTTACAAAGCAAGAACAATCTGATGCCGTGGAAGCCATTGAACAACACATTGCCTATTGGAAACTAAAGGGTACTGAATCAGACTTTATCCCCCATGCAAGCACCTGGCTTAACCAAGGCCGTTGGGAAGATGAACTGGACATGACCCCAAAAGAAGCAAAACGCCCAGCAATGCCTTGGTATAGTACCGATGAATTGACAATGGCCAAAGGCCGTGAACTGGGACTAAATGCTTATGCCGGCGAATCTATGGGACAGTACCGACAAAGAATCCAACAACACATTGGAAAGATGGCGGTATGAGTGTGAAATTAGACAACTACTCAAATACCGCGCCCAACTGGGGTTGGTTGGTTTCAGGGCATATTTCGCAAACCCCAATTTTGAAAAACGCCGCCAGCGTGTTGCTGGTGACTTTTATGACCAATGGAAAAAAGGCAACAGGGGCAAACCTGGTGAATGGCGATGATTAATTTATTAATAACTATTTTGGCTATTACTGGCGCAGTTTGTTGGTTGGCTTTTATTACGGCAGTTTTTTATATTTGGATTAGCAAATGAACGCTGATGACCGTGTTGTTGACCCCAATGATTGTGTAGATTATTTATATAATTTTGCACCGGAATACGCTAAAGCTAAAGGTGAATTGGCTGAATTGGAAGCTTATAAATCCAGCCTAAAAGCCATCATGATGAAGAAATCTTCAGAACAAAGCCTAGGCGCCCAAGAACGTGAAGCTTATGCCAGCCAAGAATATCAAGACTTATGCAAAGCTATTGGCGCCGCAACGTACAAAACAGAAATGTGGAAGTTTAGATTAGAAGCGGCAAAGCTTCGTTTTGAAGCTTGGCGTACCCAAGAAGCAAGCAACCGTAACCTAGAAAGATTAACCAAATGAACAATGAACCAGTAGCTTGGATGCACAAAATATATTTTCCAAATGGTTTATATGAAGAAGATTTGGTTTGGTCAAAAATTGATGAAAGTTCTATTCCACTCTACACCCATCCAGCAGATGAATCCTTTGACAGAACCGCTAGTCATATGGCTGGTGAGTATGTTAGTTATCCCAGCAAAGACCTAACAGATGAGGAAATAATTAAAGTGTACGAAAATATGCTTGGAGTTGCGTCTGCTAGAAGTTCTGCTATTGATTTTGCTAGAGCAATACTAAGAAAGGCACAAGAGAAATGAACGATTATTCAACACCATATTTAGCGTTATTAAAATTAATTAAAAATTTTCATGAAGCCACATTAAAGGGCCAATACGATAAAGCTTATCAAATATCGTTAGATATTACTGATGTAGCGCATGACCTAGAATTGATTGCAAAGGATTTGGCTAATGTCCATCTTGGTTGAATTAACACCAGCAGAAATACAGATGGCCGCGCTGGTGGGAACCCAGCGTACTGTGCAATGTATTCAAAAAGGTTCTAAACACCGTTATGGCGCTAAAGATACCGAAGCATGGCAAATGTCTATTGAAGGCGCTATGGGCGAATGTGCGCTGGCTAAACACCTTGGCATATTTTGGTCAAAAGGATTGCCTGGAGCAACGGACGTAGGCCCCCATGACGTAAGACAAACACCATTAGCATACGGCAAATTAATTGTTCATCCCACAGATGATGATAACCGCCGTTTTTATTTGATTACTGGTTTATTGGGTAAATATGTCATTCATGGATATATGTATGGCCACCAAGCAAAACAACCAAAGTATTGGTCAGACCCACAAAAAACCAATAGATTTGCTTATTTTGTGCCGCAATCTGATTTAATACAGGATTATGTTCAAATGGCAGTTGAACCAACCCCTGTAAAACATTGGTTAGATGACTAGAGAAGAAAAACAACACTATGCTAGATTGGCAAGATTGGGGTGCATATTGTGCCGGCAAAATGGAATTACTGACACCGACACGGCCGTGGAAATCCATCATATACGCCGATATGGTCAGCCTAGGAAAACCGCCAACACTATACCCTTGTGTATGTGGCACCACCGTCTTGGAAATACCAGCGTTCATTCCCTTGGACACAAAGGTTTTCAAAAATACTGGGGCTGGAGTGAAGAAGATTTACACGAAAAAGTCAAAGAATTGCTAAATGACGATAATTAAACTGCCATACCCGCCTAGTGTTAATACCTACTGGCGAAACTTTCGTGGCCATACAGTATTAAGCAAAGCTGGGCGCGAATTTAAAACTGCGGTGGCAGAATGTGTCGTAGCGCAAAACATACCCAAATTTGGCACCAAACGGCTTGAAGTGACATTATTTTTATATCCACGGTCAAAGGTAGTAACAGACCTAGATAATCGCTTAAAAGCGGTTTTAGACGGTTTAGAAGATGCCGGCGTTTATGACAATGACGGACAGATTGATGTACTTATGATTAATCGCGGTGAAATTCGTAAGGGTGGCGGCGTTGATGTAATGATTGAAGTCATATAAAATTAATCATGGCTGATGATTACGAACTAGGCACGGCTGGTCCAATACCAACCGTTAATCCCAACGTTGCAAAAATTGGGGAATTACTCAATGCCGCTAAAACATACGCCAATCAATATTACGTAAAAGACCAAATTCCATTAATTGGTGGAACTCAATTAGGCGACTTTTTATTAGGCCAAGCGCCGGAAGAAGTTCAGCGATGGGGCCAAGGCGATTACCCAGTAAGAAACCCATCCGATGTAGTCAAAACCGGTGGAAACCGTGCTGATATATGGAAATCAGGACGTTTTGAACCTACTTTTGATGTGGCCGCTATGGCCGCACCAGCATTAGGAAAAACTGCAGAAATGACTAAAGGTTTACCGGTTGGATTAAGTATTAAGCCGGTAACTGCCGCAGAACACGCAGTTAGCACTAGAGTTCCAACTGCCGTTAAAGCAACAGAAAACCCAATTACAGAACATTTATTTTCTAATTACGAAGCGGCTAAAAAAGAACCTGAAGCTTTCAAACACAACGTTGAATTGCTAAAAGACTATCCAAATATTGGATTAAAGTCTAAAAACGTAGATGTAAATGCAGAAAAGTTTATTAATCATGTAAAAGACAACTTGCTTTATTTACATGATGCGGTGCCGGCAGACACTAGAGAACGTAGCAAACTTTGGTATAACGGCGCCCGAAACATTGTGGACAAGTTCGGTAAAGAATATGGGGTTCCTGACCAAGCGGCTTCAGGAGTATTGGCCGTTTTATCACCACAAAAAGATTGGTTTATGAACGTATCTTTAGGTGAACGTTTAATTAGCGCCATGAAAAACCATCAAGGAACATCCTGGTCGCCTGAAATGTCTAATATTGCTAAAGAAATATGGAATAAACCGCAATATGCGCCAATGGTTAAAGCAATTGAAGGCAAAACATTGGGTGAGTTGTCAGACCCAGTAGAAAAAGCTATGTGGATTAGAACCCATGACCAGGCACATAATCCTAGAGAACATTTTATTGTGACCCCTGAAGGCGATTATTCGGGCGTTAGATTGACCGGAAAAGGTGAGCCATACAAAACTGGTTGGGGTTCATTAAATGAAATTGCTAAAGGCGTAAACATTTATGAAAACCCAACTAAAGAAAACATTAGTAAAAATTTAGGTGACCAACATAAAGTTCGTAATTTTTACATGAACATTTATGACCCTGAAAACCCACATGGTCATACAACCATTGACACTCATGCAGTAGCCGCTGGATTGTTACGCCCATTGTCCGGCGCATCAAGGGAAGTAGCACACAATTTTGGTAGTAATGTATTGGGTGAAGTTGGCCCTAAAAATAGCGCATTTACTGGTTCACAAGGCACTTATCCGTTGTATCACGAAGCTTATCAACGTGCCGCAAAAGAACGTGGCGTATTGCCTAGAGAAATGCAATCTATTACATGGGAAGCAATTCGCGGTTTATTCCCTGATACATTTAAAAATGCCAAAAATGCCGAAGAAATTGATAAAATATGGTTAAACCATAAAAAAGGCAATATATCCGCTGATGAAGCTAGAAAACAAGTATTTGAAAAAGCTGGAGGAATAAATGAACCTGAATGGAAACAATGAACACGATTACGTGCTTGAATCAATGAAGAAGCATGGTATTCCAACAACGTTAGAAAATTATCTTGGATTGGCTTATCCGGAAGGATTGCCTGAAAACTTTGGTTATGAACATCACATGGGTTTGCCTGAAGAAATTCGCAAAGACATTGACAAAAATAATAATTAAAGGAAAATAAACAAACTAGGCTTTTCTAGTTCTTTTTGCAAAAAGGAAAATATTATGGGTTATGGTATGAAAGGTGAAAGCGGCGAACGCTTTCCAAAAGGCGTTAAATCAAGCGACCGTACAGGCGAAAAACGTGAATCACGTGAAACTGGCGTAAATTCCACAAAATTTATGCCTGGTGCTACTGGTGAAAAGATTCCTAAAGGCGCTACATCAAGCGATACAACTGGCGAACGTCATGCAAAATCATTTGCTGGTGGCGTTGCTCTTGGTATGGAAGATGGAATGGGCGGCCGTGAAATGCACATGGGCAAACACGATGGTCGTTTAGGTGAATTTAATCATGGCAATACTGGTGAATCCGTATGCTATGACCACAAGCGCCACGGCCACGACCAAGACGATATGTAATTATGGCTGGGTTTACTGCCAATCTAAATCCCTCATCTAGTAATCAAACTAGTTTGGGGGACTTATTAAAGACCAGCGCATACGTTAAAGATGCACAACGGGCAATGCAAGTCCAAAAGGCTAAAGCAACGCCATGGAGTGACAAGCCAATGCAAAGCGGCAAAGACATTTCATTTACCTCTGGTTCAGGCAATCAAGCACCAACAGACCCAAATTATTACGCAGATTAAAACGAAAAGCCCTAGCACGTGAAGGTAAACTAGGGCCTTTCTAACCAACCAACTATTAAGGAGTTGATATGGCTGATGTAGATTTTATATTAAAACCGATGGGCGACAAAATCGTTGTCCGTCCGGATAAACGCATTTTAAGTTCTGTAATCATTGTTGAAAACAAAGAAGCAGACAATATGGGTACCGTAGTAGCCATAGGACCAGGCAAGAAGCTACCCAATGGGCGCCGTGAAGCCATGCCAGTTAATGTTGGCGACCATATTCGATTTGGAACCATGAGTAAAAACGCCCAAGATGAATATCTTAAATTTCAAGAATACTTTACTAACGGTGAACGTTATCTTATTATGTCCTGGCAAGACGTATGTTTCTTAACGGAAGAAGATTATGCTGAAAAAAATATTGAATTGGTTTAAATCCGAAGCTGAAAAGTATGCGGAAGATACAAAATTGATTGATTTTCCACTTGATAAAGCTAAAAAGCGCCCAATTTTAAAAAAAGCGACCACAAAGGAAACCGTAATGGCTACTAAACCCGGACTTTATGCCAATATTCATGCAAAACAAAAGCGCATTGAAAAAGAAAAAGCTGAAGGCAAACCAGTAGAAAAGATGCGTAAGCCAGGCACTAAGGGCGCGCCAACTGCTAAAGCATTTAAAGAATCTGATAAGACTGCAAAGAAAAAATAATGGCTACTAAAAAACACGATAAGCCAATAGAACATAAGACTACTGGCAAAAGTAAGACTTATAACCCTACCGAAAAGGGCGCCGGCATGACTGCTAAAGGCCGTGCTGAATACAACGCCAAGAACGGTAGTAATCTAAAAGCACCAGCACCTAATCCAAAGACAGAAAAAAATAAAGGCAGAAAAGCTTCATTTTGTGCAAGAATGGAAGGCGTAGTAAAGAAAGCTAAAGGTCCGGCTGAAAGGGCTAAAGCATCACTTAAAAATTGGAACTGTTAATCATGCCATTAATAAAATCAGCAAAACCAACCGCATTTAAGAAAAACGTGGCCACCGAGGTCAAAGCCGGACGTCCCGTCAAACAAGCAGTAGCAATCGCATATAGCGAAAAACGTGAAGCAGAAAAAAAGAAAGGTAAGAAGAAATGAACTTAAACGACTTGAAACTATCATTTGACCATTCAGTACAGGAAATGGAAGTAATCCTTCAGGGATTGCGTAAGCTTCCTATTGAAGTGGCCCTAGAAATTCATAACAAACTGCACCTGGGCGCGAAAGCAATGGTTGATAGCCATATTGCACAAAGCATTGAAAAAATAGCAGATACTCCAGTAGAAACACCAGCATCAACTGACGGTAGCGCACCAGCAGAACCACCACAAGCATAAGTAAAGAAAGCTTTACAAATCATGGACATGGAATCTGAAACAGTAGGAATTCGTAATGAGAAGATAGCCGAAAGCATGAAGGGCAACCAAAATGCTAAAAAAGGCAAACTTTTCTACGACCAACTGCGTAAGGTTCTAGTCCAAAACGATTCGCTAAAGCTACGCCAGGTAACTGAAAAGCTAGTAGATGCCGCAGTAGAAGGTGAAGCATGGGCAGTAAAAGAAGTAATTGACCGTATGGATGGCAAAGCAGTAGCAGTTCAAGAAGTAACTGGTCCTGATGGCGCACAACTTAAAACTGCCGTACAACTATTTTTTATAGACCCTGATGGAACCGTCACAACAGATTAACGATGCCATTGCTAAAGCAAGGTTCCCTAGCAAATTAAAATGTTTATTTGAACCCAAACAAAGCCGATACAGAATATTGTACGGTGGGCGCGGTGGTGCAAAATCTTGGGGAATTTCTCGCGCCCTACTGATTAAAGGTATTCGTGGAACCATTCGGGTACTATGCGCCCGTGAGTTTCAGACCAGTATTAAGGATTCGGTACATAAGTTATTAAGCGACCAAATCTATGAAATGGGATTGGAAGCGCATTATGAAATTACTCAAAATGCCATACGTGGATTAAACGGTACAGAATTCATATTTGCCGGCATTAAAAACAATGTCAACGGCCTAAAATCTATCGAAGGAATTGATATTTGCTGGGTAGAGGAAGCAAATAACGTTACTTCCCATTCCTGGGGTGTTTTAATTCCTACAATCCGTAAAGAAAATAGCGAAATATGGGTAAGCTTTAATCCTGAATTGCCCACGGATGAAACCTACAAACGATTTGTTTTAAATCCACCGGAAAATTCGATTGTTACCAAGCTTAATTGGAACGATAACCCTTATTTCCCTGAAGTATTGGATATAGAACGCCGGCAACTGCAAGCGCGTGATATAGAAGCGTATAACAACGTATGGGAAGGAATTCCACGTCAGACGATAGATGGTGCCATCTTTGCTAAAGAAGTCACTATGGCTGAATTACAAGGCCGTATATGCAATGTTCCATACGATGCAATGAAGGGGGTTCACATTGTGTTCGACCTTGGGTTCAATGACCATACTGCAATTTGGTATGTGCAACTGTTTCCAACCGAAACCAGGTTGATACGTTACGAAGAAGATAACCAGCAAACCATAAGCTATTGGTTGGCCAAGATTCAATCCTATGGCTACATGATTGATACGATTTGGTTGCCGCATGATGCCAAAGCCCATTCCTATCAAACTGGAATGACCATTGAACAAATTGTCCGGCAAACAGGGCATAGAACTAAAGTGTTAGATAGAGTGCCTATTGCAGATTCTATTAACGCGGCAAGAACAATATTCCCTAAATGCTATTTTGATAGGCAAAATACGGAAGAAGGCTTACAATGTTTACGTCACTACCGGTACGAAGTTGACCCCGAAACAAAGCAATTTAGCCAAAAGCCATTGCACGACCATTACTCGAACGGGGCCGATGCCTTCCGGTATATAGGACTTATGATTAACGAACCAAGGAAAGTGGTCAAAAAGACCGTTCCACACGTTCAATCCAGTTGGATGGGATAGATTATGGCTGAATCGCAATACGATGATTATGACCCTAGAATTGATGATGCAAAGCAATTCCTACGTTTTGCGGCAGATGCCGATACCAATAACCGTTCAGAAGCATTAGATGACCTAAAGTTCGCCGGTGGCGACCAATGGCCAGTAGAAATCCAAAATAGCCGTAGCGTGGAATCGCGCCCATGCTTAACAATCAATAAAGTTGATGCGTATATCCGTCAACTATGCAATCAGCAACGCCAGCAACGCCCAAGGATGAAAGCCCACGGGATGAACAATGAAACTGACGAACAGTTAGCCGATATTGTTACTGGTATGTGCCGTCACATTGAAAATCAATCCAATGCTGACCATGCTTATGACACCGCTTATGAATCAGCAGTTCGTATGGGATGGGGTTTTTGGCGTGTAAATACACGTTATGTGAACGAAAAGTCGTTTGACCAAGAAATCTGTATTGATACGATTGACAACCCATTTACCGTATATTTTGACCCTAATTCGGTGCTACCTGACGGTTCAGACGCCGAAAAAGTATTA